AACTCAAATCTGGCGGTAGTAAATTCAATGATGGCATAAAAGAACTTACTGGTGGATTAGTTGACATTGGTGGTCTAACTGAAACTGTCGGTAAAAAATTCAAAGCAATCGGTGATATAGGTAGGGGTATAGCATCACCAGTTACAGGTTTATTCAGTTCATTTAGTCGACAACAAGTTGATGCAGATGGCAAACCTATTGGTGATGATAAAAAACCAGGACTAGAGGATCTTGTAGATGAAAAAGACCTCGAAAAGAAAAAGAAACTCGACAAAGATAATCTTAAACAAACAGATCAACAAAATAAAAATTTAAAAAAGAATGACAAAGGATTTAAGAAACTTTTAGTAGGTATGACTTTAGCATCTCTAAAATTCATAGCAATAGGTGCCGTAGTTGCTTTAGCAGTTGTAGGATTTTTAAAACTAATATCAGCATTATCTGATAATGGTGGATTACAATCTGTTTTCGATTTTATTTCAAACATGATGGGCAGAATACGAAATGCATTTAATGCCGTCATACTTGGTCTAGATACTGCTGTATCTAAAATACCTGGTGTTGATGGATTTTTAGGGTCTGAAAGAAGAGCAGAATTAGAGCAACAACAACGAGACAACACCTCTGATAGAGCATTTAGAAAGCAGAGAGCAGATGACTCAAAAGAAGTTAAAAAAATCAGAGAGAAATATGAAGCAGAAGGTAAGACAGGATCTGCCTTAGATGCGGCAGTAGATACCGAAGCAATGGAAAAAGGTCTAATAACAAATAGAATGGTTTTAGCAGATGAACAAGATAGGGCGGCAGGCAAAAAAGGTATATTAATCAAGGTTGGTGGTGAATATGTAAGTGCTGGTCAGGCCTCTAACGATGCATTCATATCTCAACTTGCAAAAGAATCTGGCGATGATGAATATATGGAAGATTTAATAGACGATAATGCTTTAGACCCAGAAAGGGCAAAACAAGAAGCGGAAAGAAGAAAGGCAGAGCAAAAAGAGTTGATCAAGGCATTAGCATACGTAGATTCAGAAGAGATGGCACGTTTAGATAGATTGATTGCCGATAGAGAAGCAAAAAAAGAAGCAAGAATAAAAAATGTTTTTATGGATAGAGGTGGTTTGACTAGAGAAGAGGCAGAGGCCGCTTTTCAGGCAGAGGTCGACACAGGAAAAGGATTTGCTTTCGATATTCAACAAGACCTTGATTTCAAAAGATCACAAAAAGAAGTGGTACAAGCAACAATAGATAACTTTAAAGCAGTAACTGGTGATGATGCCGCAACAGTTCTTGAAAATATGAAAATGGGTCAAGGTACTGACGGGTATGGCGAAGGTGATAATAGATATTCAATATTTGGAGCAAAAAGATTCGAAAAAGAATTTAACGAGTATGCATTACAAAATGAAAATGTAAGAACTATTGATTATGATCAAGCGGCATTGTACGACAGTAGACTAATTAGTAGAAGCACTATGGCAAGAAATGATGCTAGAAGATTACAAGAAATGAGAGAAGCAAATTTAAGTGAAGAACAACTGGCCGAGTTTGCTTTAGCAAATCCTAACTACAATACAATTGTAAATACAATTAACGAAACATCAAACTTATCATCAAATAATGCAAAAACTGAAACAGTTAATATGGATTTACCCAAATAGTTATTCTATTTTTTTTCTTTTTCTATTATATACTTTTTTACTAGTGTGGACTTGAGTACGTCCTTGAGGTGGTGTTTTCTTTCTAGCAAATATCTTATCCCATGCATCAGCAAAAGCACTATCTGAAATAACTTGTGGTCTTCTTTTACTTCCCTTACCCATATCTTTCACCCGTATCTTCTTTTATAGGGTAATCATAATAATTTTTATAATCAGGTTCTTGCATGTAATAAATTAAAAACAGGACTGTTATTGCTAATAGTCCTGCTAGAAATAATCTTTTAAAGTTATCTGACACTTCTGTAACCTTTTTGTTCTGACTTCATACGATCAAGTTTCTTTCTTCTCTTGATTGCTTGATTCTTTTGATTCTTCAGATCATTAGGTTTTACATAGTATTGTCTATCTCTACATTCTTTAACAATACCTTTCTTATCGCAAATCTTTTTAAATCTACGCAACATTCTATCAAACGACTCTACTTGTTTAGTTTTAGGATTTCGCCTTGGTTTTACTACTGTCATATTACTATTATAATAAAAAATTGAACTCATTGTCAAGTGTATAGTCGCCCCAATCACTTTATCGCAACCCGCTCTATACTAGATAACTCCGCATATATTGTGTTATCTTTTCCCAGACTAAGTACCCCCATTTTGCAATCCGCGGTCTTAGTTTGCGATGTCTAACCACATCGCCCCTAATCGAAACTTACTTACTCAGTAGCAAGTTTCTTAAAGTAATCCATCGCATCATCTTCAGATTCTCCTACTGAAGGTTCTGCTGATGAGATTACAGGTTCATCTGCTACTGATTCAGTATTCACGTTTGACCAAGGCACTTCGTCTTGATCTTCTGCGATAGATTAGCAGTTGATGTTGCAACTCCACCAGTTAGTCCTAGAACTCTGTCAAGTTTTGTTTTCAACTCTTCATAAGTTTTGAACTGACTAGGTGAGATGATCTCAGTTAATGAGTTAAGTGAAGTATATATATCATTTAACTTATTTTCATCATCAAAAAGTGGTGCAGGTGTATCGAACTCTGACTTGTCATAGTTCCAGTAACCATCAACTTTTCTGATCTTAATCTTAAAGTTGGCACCTTCGCCTCTGAGATCAAATGGGTTAATAGCACTCTCATCTTCAAAAGCAGGTGAGATTGCTTCTTTTAACATCTCAAAAATCTTTTTACCATATCTATATGTAAAGACTTTACCCTCGTTGTGAGGATTCTTTGGGTCAGAAACAACATAGATGTTAGACACATAATGCAGTCTTCTCTTTTGCTTACGTGCTTGTTCTTTGTTTGCTTCAATTCCTGTATTCCAAAGTTGAGTGTTATACTCAGACACAGGGTCTTGTTTTCCAATAGTGGTTAATGATTTCTCAATATACCAACCACCTGGACCTTGAAAACCATGATCGAAATAAGATACCCATGGCATCTCTTCTTCACTTGGTGTAGGTAAGAAACGAACTACTGCATAACCATTACCACTTTTATCTAGTTCTGGTTTCCAATAGTTGTCATCGGAATAGGACTTTTTTTCTCCGGTTGGAGAGGCAGATTCCATTGCCTGCCTTAATTTATCTAATGATGTCGACATTGTATTCTCCTTGTATTAAACATTGTATCGCATTGTATTAGCATTATATTAATATTAGAGTTCATCGTGAAACCCTTCACCGAGAACCCATTCCTTACTACTTTCGTAGTAAGATAATTCATTATACTTTACTTCGTACATTTCGTCTAGTGGGTTTTTAAAATAAACCTTACTATCTGGAAAGTATTTTAAAAGTGCAATGAATTGACTTTTCTGAGTCGTAAAAACTCTGTCTTCTTCTGTATATTTATCTTCGTAAGAACCGCCAGTTCCTACGTAAACATTATCAGGACTCATGTAATCATCTTGTAAACAATCCATTCCTAATAATAATATCTCTTTCTCACCTGAATCTAATGCATAACCTAATGCTAACATTCCTGTAAAGAGATTCCTGAGGATCTTTTTTTCATATATAACTATGTTATTTGCATGGGTGGTACATATACCTAATAGGTCGCAGTACGTTTGATTACCCTGTACAACAAACTTATCATCTTCCGGGTTGCGAAACTCTCTGATATTATCATGAGACTCGGCAAATCCAAACTTCATCATATCCCACATGTCCATATCTAATAGTTCCATACCCGGCCAAAACAATTTGTTTTCGTAGTAGTATTTGTCATTGTTGACAATTTCGTTCTGCATTGGTATATCAGCGGCAAACAATAAGTCTGGTGTGTAGTCTAGATATATTTTATTACAACCCCACCACCGATCTAATTTGTTTAGATCATACTTTAATCTACTTGGTCCATTACCTACTATTGTGAGCATAATTCTTTTAACCTCTCTTTAAACTTTGCAAAGTCATAAGATATAAATGGTCTATACTTCTGTATCTTGTTATTGACTTCTGGATAAATGATCGTATCAGTTATCAACTCGTTCCATTTTTTTGTACAGTTTGTGATCTCAGTTAACATTACCATTGTTTCTAGTGATATGTTTTTACCCATGTATTGTTTTAAAAGATATGGGTGTTGTCCTCTTGTAACTGTTAATACTTCTTGTATTGTTTTCTTTTCTAATAGTTTACTTACATCTGTTTCGAACTGATATGAAAGTCTCTGTCTTCTCTTCTTCCATTCAGTAAATCTTTTATGCGATTCGGGTTCTAGCATCTCACCCGCCCACATATCTTTAAAAGATAATTGTGATATGTAAAAATCTTTTAACTCTTCTTTATACTTACGTGAAAGTTTAGCAAAGTGAAACTTATCATTACGTTTGAGAAACGATGGTAAGTCTGCTTTTACTTTGCCATTGTATTTGATGAAATCGTAATCTTCAGTATTAAAGTGTAACTTAATACCTAGATATAAACGATAAGCATCGAAACCTTCTCTCGAAGACATTACTTAACTAACTTTGGTTTGCCTGGTGTAACAATAGAACTTGTCGCCTCTTGCCATGCTTTTACAACTTTTTCATTTGCTGGTGTGGCAAAAACTATATTGTGTAAAACCACGGACTCTGGACTTTCTGTCCCTGTAACTGCAATACCCTTTGCGAATCCCATTTCACCCGTCTGTGGGTTTTGTAAGATCATTCTAGGGTGTTCTAATTCAAAACTGCCCATGACATCATCACTATTCAGTTTGCCTACATATTCGCCACTTACTGTAACGACTGATATAATATCACCTCTTTCCATAATATACTCCTACTTATTAAAGAAACCAGACAGACTTGCTCTGCTTGACTTCTCACGATTAACAAGTTTCAACTTTTCTGCTTCTGCTTGTAACTTCTCTTTTAGTGGTGGTGTTAAGAGTCTCTTAGCACCCTCAGGTTCGATCTGATTTACTTCACATGTTTTTAGTATGGCGTCCATCACATCTACATTTCTGTCTCGCATAAGTTTTTCAACTTGTTCGCAAAACTCTTTTTTTGTTATCATTCTATACTCCGTAAAGTGTTCTATATTGTTGTCTTAAACCATATAGACTTTCAACATAATCTTTTGGATCAGCAGTAAACAATTGATATTGTCCATCTTCCATACTGACAATAGCATTTACTTCTTCGATCGGTTGACCTGTAAGTTCTTCAACCATAATAGCATAAGCAGTCATTTGATGATACCATGGTTGTGCCATTTCTTCTGTCTTGATCTTACTACTTGTTTTAAAATCTATGATCGATAATACACCATCAAATAGTCCAACACAATCGACACGACCTGCCATTTGTAAGTTCTCAGAAAACAATGGCGCCTCTAAGGCGATTGGTATGATCTCGTTTAGTAATGGTTGAATTGCTTTGAATTGTGCCTCTTGCATCACATCATCGAACTCTATGTAATCTTTTTCTTTTCTAAGATAGTCTTCTACTAGTTGATGAAACTTTGTACCTCTTCGTGCGGCACGTGTAGAAATCTTGTTTGCACGTTCTTCACCAACACGTTCTCTCCACAGTTTGATCTGATCTCTAGTAAGTAAAGATGTTACAGTTGTAACAGAGGGATATCTGATCTCACCTGCATCGTCTGTGTAGAATCTTTTGCCATCTTCTTGAATTGTTTTGAGTTGAATACTCTCTAGATCATTTAACTCAATGAGATTAGTTCTCATTTTTAATTTAGTCATAATATATTTTAATACTTTATTGTGCCTTTGTCTACGTACTTTTTGACAATTTGCTTAGTCTTTATATCTTTGATAGATTTATTTGTATTTAGTTTTGATCCAGGGTGTGCATCACCTATCTTCGATAAGACTTCTTTGAAACCATCGTCTGTCTTAACTCGATCACCATGACCGCCTACAATTTGTGGGGTGTTGATCTGCTGAGTTAGATGTGGGTTATCTTCTTTGAACTTATCTAAATCTTTCCAAGACATGGTGTATTCTTTGATCTCACCAGTCTCAGTATTTAAAAAATCATATCTGGGCATCTATGTCTTCTATTCTTTTTTGTGCTATCTCTAGTACAGTTTTCTTATTGTACCAGACACAAGAAAATGTTTGCTCATTTCTAAATCCGAAATCTGGGTCTATTGTCTCGATGATGAATCTTGGTACACCAAGAATGTTTCTGTCTTTAAATACTCTGACATCACCATAATTTTCTAATAATACTCTCATGCTACTCCTTGATATCCTTGCCACCAATCTGGTGCTTTACGTTTCCATTCCCACTTTGCAAATGGTTTTGCCTGATGATAATAATTGCGATATGCAGTTACAGGATCAGGGTCTTTACATTGTGGATAATGATTCATTGCTTGAGCAAACTCTGTTAACCCACGGTCTTCTATATTTAGTGGGGGTTTTGCTAGTAGTATTCCGATCTTACGAAACGTCTCATGCATCTTGCCGTTTCTACGATACTGATACTCTAATGCCATTTCGTGAAAGTGTTCATAATGCCATTCGTAGTTTGCTTTTGAATGCATAGTCCATGTTGTGCAAGGGTGATACTTATGAACTGCAAGATAGTAAAGATTATCACGTTCATCACCAAATGTATAATATGTTTGAATTGTTTTACCAGATTTACTTGGACGTTTGACTGGTGTCCCATCGAGCATTCTATGTGCAGTCGATAACATTTGTCCAGACTCGACAATCATTTTAGGGACATGCTTATCACATAGCATTCTTGCCGCTTCTCTTGGGTCTTTATCTAAAACAAATATATTCATAACCATACTCCTGGTGATAGACCATCTTCAAACTTGTCATAACAAATTAATCTCATTTGATCTTTTGTTTGAAAATAGTAATTAGTTAATTTAACATCAAAGTCTACTCCATCTTTTCTTGTACTATTTGTACTATCTTCTAAGATATAGTAAGACCATATGCCTAGTAACTTGTCATGAAAGACTCTAAACATCTTTCCTTCTGCAACTCTTTTCACTAATGTATCTGTTTTGTTTCTTTCTCATCTGTATATGATACACTATCAAGTACAGAAAGTAAAGAGTCTAAATCAGAATTTAATTGAGAAAGTTTTTTCTCCATGAAATCTAATTGCTCTGCTTGTTTCTTTTGCATTCTAGTTATATCATCTAAGATATTATCTAACGTTTTCAATAAGTTATCCATAATGTCTCCTACTTATAAAATATATGGTTATCAATATGTACAGTTCGATTTAAACTGTCTGCCCAATATGGGTAAATATAATCTGCATGGTAATGTGTAGCACCCTCTGTAATGTCGGGATACTTACCCATTAAAACATCTGATGCAATCACATAAGACTCAAAGAATGTATCAGTATCTAATGGTTCGTCTGATCTGCCATCGCAGAACCAACTGAACTGACACATACCTCTTTTTGGAATTACATTACCTGTCCATGAAGTGTAATATTCTTTTGCTTGATACACTACACCACAAACATCTTTAGGGTACGAACTATGTTCCATTCTGTTTAGAACTACATGTGCAACTGCAACTTTACCTGCAAGTGGTTGATTACCTGCTTCAAAGTAAATGTTCTTTGCTAAACAAACTGCATCACCGTTCTGATCTGATGCATAAAGTTTCTGAAAACTCATACCAAATGCCATACCTAGTATTGCACCTGCTAAGAAAAATACATAACGTATTCTTACGAGTTGAGTTTCGTTTCGACTACCTTTAAAAAATTTCATTTATTTTTTCTCCCAAGGTAAAGGTATACGTTTACCTTTTTTATATTCTGCTGATACGTGTGCACTCATGTAACAAAAAAATCCCATGAATGTTACTACGAACACACCGAATATTATATTAATATCCACTAGTATAACAAGAATATGATGTAGCACAATCTACTGTACCACATACACACTCGTCTCCTGTGTTATCGTCTGCACTATCGAGAGCGGCGTCTACATGTGCTTGTTCACTCTCTGATAGATTATTATAATTTTTTATTGCTTTGTTTAACCAATCCATAATTACTCCTATAAATATCTTGGACCATATATGATCATTGTATTTGGGTCAATAGGGAAGTCTTCGAAAAGATTTCCTCTTGCTTTGTTTAGTGCCGGTTTTGACCAACCACTTGCTTTCAAGACATCACCAACTTTAAACTTATCGTTTGCAACATTGATGAAACCCCATACACTAGTGCCGTAATCATTACCCTTTTCAGTTTTTATAATCTTGATGTACTTACTACCTTTCTTAGCATAGTACTCAACATTGTCGGCATGTTTCCAACGTTCTCGCATTGCACACGTTAGATCATTACAAAGTTTATCTACCAATTTATTCAAGTCTTTCATATAGTCTCCTGTGTTAACTTTATTATTCATCATTTACATTATATAAAAAAGTGAAGGTCATTGTCAAGTCTTTTGTGAGTGCTTTTCTAGATAGTGTAACATTGCTTTACGTTCATCTAGTGTTAGATCGTCTATAGTTTTGATA